GTCATTAGTACCTGCACCATATCCGTGGGTTGCATTAATTTAAGATTTTAATTTACAACAAAATCTACAATTTTTATATTTATATATGAATAATTGTATTTAATATGGAGGTTTTATGAAAAAATCAGAACTAAGATTAATAATAAAAGAAATCGTAAAAGAAGAGGTAGCTTTAACAATTAAAGAAGTTATCAAGGAAGTGGTGTCACCAACAAAAAAAACATCTAAACCAAAAAGTAAAAACTATTCAAAAAATTCTGTTCTCAATGATGTATTAAATGAAACAGCTAATGGTGATTGGGATACATTAGGTGGTGGAGAATACACAACCGAAAGAATGAATGATTTGGTTGGTGGTAATTATGGTACTATGATGAAGGATGATAGTGGTGGGGTTACTGTGGATGGCAATACTCCAGATTTTTTAAAAAAAGATTATAGAGGACTGATGAAAGCAATGGATAAGAAAAAAGGATAATAAATGGCTATCATAGATATAAATAAATCAAAAAAACCTTTTGTGGTTGATAGAGATACTGGTACTTTTGTAGGATTAGAATTACCGTTAAAGAGGTCTATGGGAGCAGAAGGAAATTTTAAATGTACAGAAACTACTTTTGCTGCAGTAAAAACAAATATACATAATTTATTACAAACTGAATTGGGTGAGAGAGCTTTTCAACCAACACTTGGAATAAAATTAAGACAGTTTTTGTTCGAACCTTTTACTGAAGAAACAGAAACTTCAATAAAAGAATCTATTACTAAAACATTTAACTTTTGGTTACCATTTGTTAATATAATCAAAATAAATGTTAATATGGTTACAATTGATGATGATGTAGGAAAAAATACACTTAAAGTTTATGTAGAATTTTCTGTTAAAAATGTACCAAATGCTGTTGATTCAGTACAAGTTCAATTTGTTGGAGGTTAAGATATGCCAGAATATGTAAGAGATAACAAACTTAGTAATGTAAAATATGTTGATAGAGATTTTATAGCACTCAAAACTTCTTTAATAAATTTTGCAAAACAATATTTTCCAAACTCATATAGAGATTTTAATGAAACTTCTCCTGGTATGATGTTGATAGAAATGTCAGCTTATGTTGGAGATGTTTTAAATTTTTATATAGACCATCAGTATCAAGAAATGATGTTACCTCTTGCAGAAGAACGAAGAAATATAATAAATCTTGCAAGAACTTTTGGATATAAAAATAAAGCAATTGTACCTGCATATGTTACATTAAATATTTCACAAGAAATTGATGCCGATGTAACTGCTGCAACTAATCCCAGACCTAACTATTCACAAACTATTGTAATTGATAAAAATATGAAAATACAATCAACATCTAATCCTAATATATTTTTTGAAACATTAGATGTGGTTGATTTTACTTCAAGTGGTTCTAATGATACATTTCCTGAAGTATCAAGAGTTAATCCAGATACTGGTTTAGCAGATAAGTTTATAATGAGAAGAATAGTAAAGGCTGTTAGTGGTCAAACAGAAACATTTACATTTAATATAAGTACACCACGAAAATATCTTAAATTAACTTTACCTCAAAGAAATGTTATTGAAATAATATCTGTTAAAGATTCAAATGGAGCTAAATGGTATGAGGTTGATTTTTTAGCACAAGATAAAGTTCCAAAAGAAACTCATTATACCGAAGATATAAATAGAGCTTCGGCATATGAGGATGTTAATGGAAATAAAATTGTTACACCAGTACCATATACTTTAGATTATATAAATGTACCTAAAAGATTTATAACTCAAGTAGATGATACCGGTCTTACATCTTTAATTTTTGGTAATGGTTTATTGAAGAATGGTCAAAAAGTGAATGATGCATTTCGTGCAGTTGAACAAATAGGTTTAACTTTACCAGGCCAAACTGAAAATTTAAATGCATCTATTAATCCAATGTTAGGTGATTCTTATGGTACTCTCGGTGAGGCCCCTGCACAAACAACTATGACTATAACTTATAGAACTGGTGGTGGTATTAAATCAAATGTAGCAAGTACAGATTTAACGACTGTTGATACAATAACAACTATTCCAGGTGGTCAAAGTACAACTGGTATATTAATTACTAATAAAGAAGCTGCTTCGGGAGGAGCAGATGAAGAATCAATTGATGAGATTAGACAAAGAGTAATGGATTCATATTCTACACAAAATAGATGTGTAACTCAAACAGATTATGAAGCTAGATTAATGGCATTACCTGCTAAATTTGGAAATGTAGCAAAATCGTATGTAACAAGAGCAGGAACATTAAGACATGGAACTAATGTTGGTCAAGTTACAACAAATATAAAGAGTTTGATTGATAGTGTTATTACATCATATAATCAAACTATACAACAAGGAGGAACAGCCGATAATATTGATTTATCTGGAGCAGCGTTTGATTTGAATTCAGATGGAACTGTAGATGTTGGGGATATAAACATTGCAATGAATTTACTTGATGAAGCTGGTACTAATATAACAGAAAGAGATTCAATACCAACTATAGAAATATTTACTTTATCATATGATAATAAGAAAAATTTAACTAATACACCAACAATTATTCAACAAAATATTAAAAAATATTTATCACAGTTTAGATTGATTACTGACCAAGTTACAATTAGAGATGGGTATGTAATTAATTTTGGAGTTTTCTTTGATGTTGTTGCTAGTAGAGATGCAAATAAGAGTGAAGTTAAATTACAATGTATTAATGCAATAATTAATTATTTTAATATAGATAAAATGCAATTTAAACAAATAATAAACTCAGGTGATGTTGAATATTTACTTCAAGGTATTAATGGAGTAAGGTCAGTAAATCATGTCACTATAACCCAAGATTTTAATTGGTCAAAAGACCCAAATGGTTCACAACAACCTATATTTCCAAATGCATTGTATGCTAAAGCTATAAATTCTTCTGGGAATATTATAAATGTTAATAATAATAATCTTGGTTTTTATTATAATTTTTCTAATTTTTATGGTTCAGATTCTGTTGCTGGTGATGGAATAATTTTACCTGCTTATGATGCATCAGTTTTTGAATTAAAAAATGGACAACAAAATGTGAAGGGGATAGTTAGATAATGTATTATAATATTTTTTCAACTCAAGATTCTTGGATACTAACAGGTTCTTCACCAATAGATAGTGAAACATTTAGTGATATAAATAATGGCCAAGACCAAATATTAGAACTTAAAAAATATTTTTATAATGAAACTTTTGATTATCAATCAAGAGTTTTAATAAATTTTGCGGGAACTGATTTTACAAATTTATCTCAATCATTAGCTAATAAAGAAATAACTGGTTCAGTAAAATATTATTTAAAATTATATGAGGCTGATGGTAGTGAACAATTAACTACAGAATATAAATTATCTGCTTTACCTATATCAGAATCTTGGGATGAGGGTAGAGGAAAATTTGGAGATAATCCTAAAATTACAGACGGTGTAAGTTGGGATAATAAAGATAATCATATCGGTGCAAGTGCTAATACTTGGGTTACAAAAGGTACTACAACAATAACTTCAAGTAATACATCACAATCTTTTTCTTATGAATCTCCTGATGTTAATATGGATATTACTGATATGGTTAATTTATGGTTAAGTGGTTCTCAATATCCTTATAATAAATCAATTAGTCCAAAAAATATTAGTAATTATGGATTATTGTTAAGATTTAGTGGTAGTCAAGAAACTAATTCTACAACCTTTGGTCAACTTAAATTCTTTTCAAGAAATACAAATACAATATATTCACCACGATTACAAGTAAGATGGGATGACAGTAAATTTAATTCTGGTAATTCTTTAACATCTCTTGATGTAACAGGTAGTGTTGATAATTATATATATCCAATGAGTTTTAGAGAATCATATAAAGAAGATGAAAAAGTTAAATTTAGATTTGGTACAAGAAAGCGTTATATACAAAAAAGCTTTTCAACTTCAGTTCAAAGAATAAGTGGTTCTTATATACCAAAAGGTAGTGGAAGTTATTCTATTGTAGATAAGGCAACAGGTGAATCAGTAGTACCATTTGATGATGATTATACAAAATTGAGTTGTGATTCAACATCAAATTATTTCACTCAATGGTTAAATGGTTTTGAATCCGACCGTGCATATAAAATACTAATTAAAATAAAGTATAATGATGGCCAGGAACAAATATTTGATAATGATTTCGAATTTATAGTTAGGAGGTAGAAAATGTCAGTAACATCTTATACTTCTGAATATGATGAAAGAAAAGATTATAAAGAAGCAGTATTAGATAGAATAGCTGAATTAATTATTGCTAATCTTTCTGAGCTTAAATCAGATTCATTCTCTATTTCATCAGTTCAAAAAACTACAAAAGATGGTTATATTTCTAAAGGAAGAAATGTTGAAAAAAATGAAAAATTACTTTTATATGGTAGAGATAAAGATGCCAATAAAAATGATAATACATTTATACAAGGTTTATTAAATCATTTTGCTGTACACGGAGACACAAATGAAACCAATTATGGTATACCAGTTGCTAGTATAGAACTTATAATTACCTCAGATGGTAATTATATTACAGCACCCGGAATACCTAATATATCTTTTAGTGAATTGGGTGGTATTGTTGATGATAATATAAGTCAATTTATTCAAGTAAATTCAGAAAAAAGTACTTTTCATACTAAAAAAATAAAAGAATTTTTAAATGCAAGATTTTCTGAATTGGTACCTGAGAATATTATATTAATCAGAAAAATTGAAAAATGGTTTAATGAATTTGATAGATTAAAAAATTATATAGAACCAGGCCAAAAACCATATTTTAAAACAAATAGAGAATTTATTGAACAAGATACAAATAAATTAACTCTCTTTCTAAGACAAGGATTAGATATTTTATATCCTCAGGCATATCCAGTTTATTCTAAAACTAATTATGATACTACTCAAAATGAATTATTAAAAACAGATAGAAAGTATAGAACAGAGAAACAAAAATCAGAAGATATGATTTCTTTAATTGATGTGAAGGATACATATAAAGATAGAGCAATTCTATATATTTCACAATATGTTATTCCAAAACTTACAGAAAAATATACTCAAGCTATACAAGGTTCAGATGACCCATTAAATGCTAGTTTTGAACTTGTTGACCTCGCAGATATCAGAAATGCTTTAGTATCTGGTTCACTTGATTCATTAAGTCTTTCACCACCCATTTATGATATAAGGTTTACTTTAGGTATGACAAATATTCCAGGACATAGTAATAATTATGATAAGGGTTTTACAGGTGACGAAGCGATAGAAGCTGGTTGTACAAGTTTAGATGTTATAGATTATCACGGAATTAAAGTTGCGTGTAAACCTTCTATAGCTCCAGGATTGCCTGGGGAGTGGAGGTCACAAAGTAAATGGGGATTTAAGAAATCATATGGTACTGATTCTGTAACTCCTCGTATGAATACTCAATGGCAAGCATATTACTATTCACATAGACATAGTTGGGGAAAAAGACATCATTTTACTTATTGGGACTGGGGAACAGATAATGGTGAAATATTCTTTGACCCAATTAATTTTACAGTTCTTAGTCCAGGTGGCCAAGAATATAGTGTCGCGACACCTGGAGGTACAGCACCATTTCAAACAAATTTTACTGGAGTATCAAGTATATCAAATAATAATGCTGGTGTTTCTACAGGAAACTTTTCACTACCTCCTATTTATAATGGAAATTCTTCAAATACATTAACACACACTAATGGACAAACTTATAAATGGCATTATGCAAAACATACTAAGAGGTCCACCGCTCTTTACTGGACACCATCAGGACCACAAAGTTCAGCAGATAATAATATAGCAACTTTTATAGCTTATGTTGGACAAGATACATCGAGATTTTCAGGTCAAGCGCGCTCTACTGGACTTGCTATTATATTTTGGAATGGTGACCATTGGAGTTATGAGTATCCAAATGGTGAAGTATGGAGTCCGACTACCAGAATTTTTACACCAGATAAAGATGATTTTATAATATGTGCAATCTATAAATGGCACGATGGTAGCAATATCTCGACCTACAAATGGCTTGGTTCAACTGGATATTCTGTTCCAGGTGAATCTTCCCCAGATACATCTCTGGATTATAACCATAGTGATAGAATAAGTAATAATAACCTTCACCAAGCTGGTCGTGGTCAGGCCGGACTATGGAGTGGATATTATAGAAGAAGATTTTCACTTACACAAGTTGATAGTGGAGATGAGAACGATACTGAAGGATTAACATATTTTAGAGACCACGGAGATACACGAGGTGCACAGGGATTTATAGATGTATCAAATCCAGAACAATCTCTTCCAGGTGGAAATCCAGGTGGTGTTTTACGATTAACAGTTAATGAAAGAATTACACAATCGAATCTTCCGGAATATGGTGGAACTTGGGAAGGTGCTTCGATGTTTTACCATATGATTGGACATGAAAATGCTTCTGCAATATCTAATATGAAGGATGGAAAATTATATAAATTACAATTTTGGGCAAGAACAAGTAATGGTAATATACCTTGGATAGTTAAAATAGGAGATTATCGCCACGGTCATCAATATCCACCTTGGCAAAGAGTTATTGAAATGCCAGGTGGAACACCTAATAATTCAACAGATTGGAATTCATATGAAATATCAAACATTAACCCAGTAGTAAGGGGTGGTGATGGTGATAATGGTAAATTTGCAAATTATGGTGGTGTGGATACTAATATTAGAGCACAAATATGTTTTGGTATGCAACCATTAGATAAAAGTTTTTTATCAAACAATACTGGTTTTGGTAGTGGAACAAGTGTTCAGGATGGAATTCAAGCCGCAGTGGGTGCGTGGATTGAATTTGATGAGGTATTGTTGAGAGAAATGGGAGTAGATGCATAATGTCAGAACCTAATATAAGTATATTTGAACAACATAGAGATTATTGGGAAGCATTTGCAGATAAAGTTTCTTCATTAGTTCTTCATAGATATTCTCAAATGGTGCCATCTGGGTCAATTGAAAATGTCCAACTTGCAACAGAATATGGTTTGGTTTCGCCTGGTAGAACTTCAGAAGATAGATTAATTGTGCATGAAAAAGATAAACAACTTAAAGATTTTGTCGGACAAACATATTCAACATCAACACAAAATTGGACTATATTAGGATTTTTACATGCTACTTTAATGGGTGGTGCGGTACCTGAGGGTTGGGAAACACCTAATTCTAATCAAAATTATGATACTTGGAATACAAATATGGAAAATGGAGAAGTTATATTAAATTCATTAACTTTAAGTTATGATACAAATATATCTAAATGGAAATTTTATCATCAATTACAACCTCAAGGTATTATAATTCCTAACGAATGGTGGCCATCAATTCATAGCACTTTAAGTCAATTTGTTACTGTTAAACCAACCAAGAATATTTTAGATGTTGGAAAAACAAAAGAATTTTTAGATACAACAATTACTGAATTTTCACCAAAAATAAAAGGTGATATTATACAACAAAGAATACTTAATTTATTTAAAGATTTTAGAGGAATTAAAAAACATATAGGATTTGGTAATGTATTTCAGGGAGGTTCAGATGGTACTGATGCTAAATTTTTAGATAAAACTGCAGTAACTTATAATTATCTTATCAAACAATGTTTAGATAGAATATATGAAGATGTAGATATAATTTTTACAGAAGACCAATATAGAATTCTTTATAATCAATATAAAGATTTATTTGATGAATATCATCAAGAAATAACTTCATCAATGGCAACACACGAAATAAAAGATGAAAATCTAACAGCAAAACAAACCATAGTATATGATATGATACATAATGTATTTGCAACTGTTATAAGTAATTTTAATATTACTGATGGGTGGAGAGTACAATTTGAAGAAGCTCTTCAAACATTAACAAATAACAGAGAAGATAAATATATAAGAGTAGGAAGAAATATAGTTAATAATGCATCTCATTTAATGCACCCAATAGTAAGGTTTGCTCACGAAGATGAAACTACTTTAATAAATACTCCATTTTGGCCAAATGCTATAATGCACCCAGGAGGAGTTGGTGGTAATAGTGTTCCAGTTGTATCTCATTTATCTGGGTGGAGTGTATATCAACAAAGAAATAATCTAATAGAGGGTAATGCATATTCAAACCCAACACTTGGTAAATATCTTGATTGGCGTGTTTACGATGCATCACAAGATTATCAATATTCATCAACTGAACAAATAAGTTATGATAATTTAAATCCAGGCGATTATGACCAAAAATCAATTAAATGGAAAACACCTTTTAAAATATCGGAAGGTTCTTCACAAGTATATGCAGGTGGTGGTATTGATAGTAATACTGAATTTTTCATTAATTCCCAAATTGCTCACGAATATCCAGGAAATCAAAATGCAGATATTAATCCTC